AGGATTGGATGATCATGACCGACCAAGAGCAGCCGCTGCTGGGGCTAGCGACCACCAGAGAATTGTTGAGAGAGCTACAGGTTAGGGCTGACGTTACGGTCCAAAGCGAGGCCGACAAAATGATCATGATGCCGAGAATCGGGGAGATGCTTCGGTCGCTCACCCCGACCACACTCGACTACCGGACCGTGGAAGGCGAGCGGACGGCCAAAGCTGAGACCGAGCAACAGATTGCGGTCTCTCGGCTCAAAGAGGTTGAGTACCAGTTGGGGCACCTCAACTACCGGTCGCTTCAGGATGACCCATCCCGGACGGACGACATTGCGAGGGATGTCCGGAAGGCTCGTGAGTACATCGAGCGGCAAGATGGATAGGCACTGGCTTGCGCTGGGCCTGATCTTCATCTCCGGTGTCGCGGTCGGTATCGTCGTGGTCAGTCTATTCAGGAGGTACTGATGGCAACTCCTCCACCCTCGCCCGGTAATCGGCTGATGACGCCGGGCGAGGTAGCGGCTCTGTTCCGTGTCGACCCCAAGACGGTCACGCGGTGGTATCGGGCCGGACGGTTCCGCAAGGGATCGTGCCTACGGACGCCGGGCGGACACCTCCGGATCCGGGAGAGCGCGGTGCGGACGATGATGGAAGGCGAGATGCCTACGCCGGAGCCGCAATCGGAGACGCCGCAACGCTCGCCGCTCGATTGGGTGAGCGAGCAGATGGACGTCCGTCTGGTGTGCCGGACTTGCGGCTCGCGTGATCCCCGACTTCACCCGGCAACCCAAGCTGGCGGCGAGGTCATGTCGATCTGCTCGGATGGGTTTCACACTCCGGTGCAGAACAACAGGGGTGGTCGATGAACTTTCGTCCGCTCGATCGGGTGGACAGCGAGTTCAACGAGGGATGGCGGTTTGGAGTCGCTTGCGGCTCCGCCGCTGTTCTCTTGCTGTATGTGTTGTCCCTACTGGCAATCCTGATAGGACTGATGTCGTGATAATCCCATTCAAACTCGCGGTGACGGGCATCATGCCCGACGATAAGCGCGAGGTCATCATGGAAGCGGTAGAGCGCGCGTTGCTCGACCTCGCAGAGCAGGAGAACATCACGGTCCACTCGATGTATTTCCAGTCCGGAGACAACTCCGTCACGGTACGGAGCGTCAGGTGAGCGTGGAAGTGTTTAAGCGCAACGCATCCGAGTTTGGCGGGTGGCAAGATCATGCGCTGGGCGCGAGCGAGATCCGGGAAAGGCTCTGTTGTGCGGCCGGCTGCGGGTGGAACGGTGCGACGCAGATCTGGACGGCCAGCGGGTACCGCGTTGTGTGTAAGGTACACAGCGTCATGCTCACGGTCATGATGCTCGGCCTGCTCGGTGACCCGGCTCCGATCGAAGAGGCCAAGGAACTAGCACACATGCTCGGTGTCGACTGGAAGATCATCCTTGACAGCGAGCCGCGCCAGCCATGTTCCCCGGATGCCTTCATCTGCCTAACTTGTGGCGGCGTAATGATCTCCGAGACCGTCGGTATGTACTCGGGACGTCGTTGGATCCACACGTGTGGGGTGCCTAGGAATGGATCCTGAACTAGATTTTGTTGAGCCCGTAGAGGTCTCACGTAAGGTGGCTCTAGTTACGCCGGAGGTCGTGGGCGAGCTTGACCCGGGGCGGGTGTCCTCGATAGCGTTTGATCCGGGCGGCACCACCGGATGGTCGGTGTTCGTCGTATGGAGCGAGGCTATGCACGAGAAGGAAGAACGCATTTTTGACAATCTCGCGTTCTGGTCGGCCGGAGAGTTCACGGGCCCGGAAGGGCAGCAGATCGATGCCATGATGGAGTTGATCGAGGCGTGGGATGATGATGCCCATCTTACCTCGGAAGACTTTATCTTGCAACAGTTCTCCATGGCTCGCGAGCTGTTGGCTCCTGTTAGGATCAATGCCCGACTTGAGGACCGGATGTATGTCGCCTACGGGGGTCGGCGAACCTTGATGTACCAGATGCCTTCGCTCGCGCTCCGCTCGGTCACCGATGAGCGGATGAAGGCTTGGGGCTTCTGGAATCCGCTCAGGGGGCAGCAGCATGCCCGCGACGCCGTGAAGCATAATATCACCCGGCTCCGACGTCTCAAGGAGCAGTGGTTGAAAGAGGACTCTGGCCAGGAATCTGTTTAGTCGCCACAAGTTCGGGGTAGTACGCTAGGTCTCTCGCTCGATCGAATAATGAGGTGTCGCATGCGCGGTAGGGGCAGGCCATACATCGGCCCAAAGGTGCAGACGCAGGTGTCGGAGCGCACAGTTGCGATTATCCGCGCTCGCCAGGAGGCGGAAGGCAAGACCGAAGCGGAAGTGGTGCGGGAGTACATCGAGCTAGGCGTTGCGGCTAGCCAGCACGTCCAGCTGGCCGGAGTGAGGTGACCGGGCCATACTCCGTCGCGGCCCAGGACTACTTCAACGAGGGATGGTCACCCGTCCCATTTCCGTTCAAGACCAAGTGGCCACCGCCGGACGGATACACTGGCGCGCAAGGCAATTACGTCGATGAGGTCTTGCTCAAGCGCTGGGTAGGCGCTCGTGGTCGAGCGTCGGCCGGTAACATGACGTGGAAGTCGGCCGAGGGCAATATCGGGTTACGCCTCCACCCGAACCTGCTCGGCATCGACGTGGATATGTACGACGGCAAGGCCGGTCGGGCGACGTTCAACGCGGCTATCGACGCATGGGGACCGCTGCCGCATACGTGGTTCGCCTCCTCCCGGGCAGACGGCTCCGGCATCCGGCTCTTCCGCATACCCGAAGGTCTCGCGTGGCCGGGGAAGCTCCCTCAAGGCGGAGGCGTCGAGCTCATCCGATGGGATCATCGGTACGTCATCTGTGCCCCTTCGATTCACCCCGATACCGGAGACCCATACCTGTGGTATCACTCGGAACGCGGGCTGATCGATGACGAGGTGCCCGCGCTCGACGGCATCCCATTCCTGCCGCAGACCTGGATCGATGGTCTGACCGCCGGGCGGGAGTGGACCGAACGGCGCGCATCGGATCTCGATGATGCTGGTGTGCGAGAGTGGATCTCCGCGCGGAATGATGGCAAGCCGTGCTCTAGTATGCAACGGACGCTCAACGCGGCTAAGCGCACAGTACGGGTGGCCGGAGATGAAGGCGGAGCGCACGACGCCGCTCGTGATGGCGCTTGGGGCCTCATAGGCGACGCTCAAGCCGGCCACGCCGGTCTGGGGTCCGCGCTCGCGGCACTCAAGAAGGTGTTCATATCGAACGTGGCGCCTAGGCGCGGAGTCGATGGTGAGCGGCTCGCCAAAGAGGAGTGGGCTCGCATCGTCATACGCGGAGTCCAGAAGGTTGCGGCGGAAGGCGAGCCGGATCCCGACGACATGTGCGCTCTGTTGGCCGGGAAGGCGGAGGCAGCGGAGACCGGAGAGCCGGCGCTGCAAGGGAACCTGTGGGATTTCAAGCGAACAGACGGCGGCAACGCGGACAGACTGATCCACGCTCGGCGCCACGAGATGCTTTACTGCCCGGCGTTGGGTGGATGGCAGATCTGGAACGGCTCGCGCTGGGTGTTCGATCTGGAGGACACCGTGGTGACCCAATGGGCAGAGGAGGTCGTGGCCCGGATGGATAGCGAGGCTAGTGAAATCGATGATCCCAAACAGTTCGCTGCCTTCAAGAAGTTCATCAACGCTTCGGGTAACGCGGGCAAGCTCCGCTCGATGATCGACCTTGCGGCCAAGCGGCGTGGCATCCTCGTACCGGGTAGCGATTTCGACGCGCGACCGGAGTACCTCGGAGTGGGGAACGGCTTGGTAAGGCTCATGGATAGCGGGGATGTCTCGCTTGTACCCGCACAGCCGGAGCATCGCCTCACTCGCTCGACCGGTGTCGATTATGTGGCGACGGCTCAATCCTCGCTGTGGAATGAGTTCCTCAAGCGGGTCCAGCCAGACGTTGATGTCCGTACGTGGCTCCAGAAGCTGGTCGGGTACTCACTGCTCGGCGCTAACCCGGAGCGTCTGTTCATCGTCGCTTTCGGACCGACGTCCACCGGCAAGACCACCTTCATGGAGGCGCTCCGCTCGGCGCTTGGGGACTACGGCGGACCGATGAACCTGACTGTGTTGCGGGACAACCAAGATGAGCGCGCTCGTGCGGATCTCGTGGAGGCGTTGGACAAACGCTTCCTGTACGCAGAAGAGGCATCCCACGAGTGGAAGCTCCACCCCGACCAGATCAAGCGGGTCACCGGGGGCACGATGCTCAAGGCGCGACGTCCATTCGCCAAGGAGTACATTGAGAAGGTTCCCCAATTCACGCCTTGGTTGGTTACGAATAGCGCGCCGCATATCGAGGGGGCAGACCCTGCCTTCATGCGACGGCTCATGGTCGTCCCGTTTGATCAGACCATCCCCAAGGAGGATGAGGTATCCGGGTACCGGGCGCGGCTCTGCTCGGAGGCCCAGGCGGCGGTGCTCGCTTGGGCGGTAGCCGGATGGACGATGTACCGAAGGGATCCGGACCTAACCACGCCGGCATCTGCGTTTACGACACGCGCGGAGTTTCAGGATGAGCTGTCGGACTTTGACTCCATGCTGGCGGATATGTGCGATGCCAGTCCGGAGCTACGCGAGAAGCCTGTGGCCCTATTCCAGGCGTACATCCGGTGGTGTGAGGCATTCGGAGTCCGGTCGCAGGATCGTTTGAGTGGAACTGCCTTCGGGCGGGCATTGTCGTCGCGTGGATATCGCAAGACCTCGACACGGGTGGACGGTAAGCCGATACCGTGTCGGGCCGGTCTCCGGCTCAACGAGGCGTACCGGTCGATCGTGCCCGAGGCATTCCGGTAGGCGCGACTACGGACATGGGCTACCCCGTATCCGCCTAGTCCGTATACGTGTAAATCTGGAGTTGAATTTCGTAGCTTTGCGGTCTTATCGTATAGGGGCGGTATATGGGATCGGTTGGACTGCCCTTATACGTGTTTTCGCTGGTCGGAATGTGTAAGTAGTAGAGGTATAAGAGGTATAAGGGGTTACGAGAAAAGTATATATAGGTTTTGTTTTTAGGGGTTAGAAACGGACTATTCGGACGCGTTTCGTAAACGTAGGGACCGGTGAACCACGTGCCCTTATACGGGCAGATCTATCAATATCAGGCTTGCGGTAGGTAAGCTCTTCGCAATGGGGAGGGCGTTGGGGATTCGTTGCAAAGGATGGAGTGGAAAAAATGGCTTATAACAAGGCTCCTGCTGGGCATACCGAATTCGGTGGTGGTCCTGGGATTATTGATCCAGAGCTACGGAAAGACCGGAATGTGACTGCGGAAGAGTCGTTGGTCGAGATCTATGCGACGCATCCGCATCGGGCCGATAGTGTGCCCGAGACGGCCAATATCAACGACCGGTCTCCGCTGCCTTGGCCGGACAAGTCGACTGCGGTCGGAACCGTCCGGTGACGCCCATCAAATGCTTTCGTCGGCTGGGGAACCTCCTGTTCACCGAGGACTGGAGTGGGGCTCGCATACTCATCGGATTGGCGGAGTCGAACGAGCAAGCCGACTGGCTCGCGACGACGCTCCGATTGGCGCATCACCGGCCGGTCATCGGGTGGGATGATGAGTTCAAAGAATAAGTGTCAATTGATCGTCCTAACGCGACAGAAGCCTCATGTGGTGGGATTCTTCATCCTGAGTGTCGTGATAGGACTGTCACCGTTGGTCGGCGCGCCACGATCGGCTAGTGCGGCGCTGTTGCCCGAGGTCGTTTACTGGGTGTGGCTCGTGTTGTTCGGATCGAGTGGCCTAGTAGGACTGTTGGGATACTGGTGGCCCGGAGATCGGGTGACCGGTATGCGGCTTGAGACCGGAGCGCTCCTGATCCAAGCTGGTTCGGTTGTGTTGTACGGAGCCGCAATCGCGGCAGTTGCGGGCGCTCGCGCTATGGCCGTATTGGGGATGGTCGCTGTGTGGGCCGGATGTAATATCTGGGAGGCAGTTCTACTTCGGAGAGACGCCAAGATGATCGAGGAGACCGCGCTGTGAACACATGGGTCGCTATCGCCACGATTGTGGGCGGAATCGTTGCTAGCGCTGGTGGATCTGAGGTCGTGAAGGCCATCCTCCGACGCCGGCCACGATCTGCCGTCCATGCGGAGAGCGAGGTAAGCCTGGCGAAGCAGGCACAAGCGTATGCGGCCCAGCTGGAAGAGGACGCAGGGCAGGCACGGCACGCGGCGCGGGCAGCATGGGACCAGGCGAGCCAGGCACAGGAAAAACTGGTGGCTATCAACAAGAAGCTCGATGAGACGGTCCTCAATGCCAACCGGCTCGCCCGGTACACCTCGTGGCTCGTGAGCCAGATCATGGAGCGAGGGCAGACCATCGATCGTTTGCGGCTTACCGTCCAGAATGAGCCACCGCCGGTCGAGATGAACGGTCGGGTATAGCGATAGCGGCAACCGGACGGCGTGGCTTACGCTCGGCGCGTGATAGCTATGGTGTGGGCTCTCAGGGTGCTGTCCGTCTACATCGGACTGGTTCTTGGATTCTTCGGGCTGTGAGGAGGGACCGGACATGATGGATTGGTTTAGGCGAGCGTTCAAGCAGGAGTGCGGGCTGTGCGGTCTCCGGCGCTATTCGCTGGGGCATACACAGATCCGTGGTGCGGACGTCCACTGGCTGTACTGCGGGAAATGCGACCGGGTATGATCATGGAGACCGTCGACTGTGACCAGAAGTGTGAGATCCCCAAAGGCGTAACGTTGAAGGAGGTGCCACGGCCGAGGCATGACTGGGGCGATGTGGTTGCCTGCCCCAACGAAGGGTGCGAGCGAGCCTTCCTGGTAGTAAAGGAGGGGCCGAGTAATGGGCATGGAAATTGATATGCGCCTGATGGCCGAGACCAGCGACAACACGCGTTGGATCTCGGCTATGGCGTACGCGCTCGCGATGGCTCGTCTGGGAGGCCGGAAGTACAAGGTGTGTTCGTACGACGGGCACGGAGGTCGCGGGTGGAGCGCTCGCCCGATGGAGGAGGCGTGTGATGCCGTCCGATAAGGAGTTGGTTGAGAAGTTGGTCGCCCGTGCGATCGATATCCATGACGCCCTTGGCTGCGGTTGCGATCGTAAGTACCTCCGGAGCTGTCCACGACTCGCCGCAGCGATTCTCCAAGCCGGCAAGGAGGCGTACGATGCTCGTTGACGCGCGCCACCTCCGACCCGTGCTGATCCCCAAGCTCCGGCCGGGCAAAGACCAGCCGTGCTTCGAACACCACTCGATGTCATACGGTGTTCTTTACGGGAAAGCCCATAAGGGCAACGAAAAGATGGAGGCGTGGCGCCGTGGGGTATGACGCGCAACCGTTCAAGGTCCGGCCATGCGAGCTAACGCGAGAAGACTGCGCCAGCCTGTACCCGGACCGGTTGCGCATTCTCGCGCGTGACCTCCCGGATCCCGGTGTGGCGCTTCCGTCCGATGTAGACCACTGGCACGTACTGCCTCGCGGCGGTGGCGATAACCGTGGAGCGCGCGACCTCCAGAAGTGGAAGACCATCGCGCTCGCTGCCACTCGATGCGAGCACGGGCGGGTGCAACTAGACGTCTGCTACGGCTGCCCGGAAGGCCACGCACCCGATAAGACCGGCACACGCATCGGCACCGCTTACAGCGGCAGAGCTGTGGTCGTACCACCCCGGGAGAAGCATAACGAGCCCGAGGCGTGGTACGACAACGACTAGCGGCAAGATCCTCCTCATAGTACGGTCGAGACCGAATGCGAGACTGCCGGATCGACGCTGTGGGAGGTGCGGGATGCGCGACTTCGACTGGACCAAGTGAAATATTGCTGACATCGTCGGCGAGCCGGACCGGGGTGATGACTCGGTCCGGCACCACATTTACGGACGGTCTAGCGTGTTCGCTAGCGGCAATCCTTACGCCGGAGGTAATCTCCGTCTGGCTCGAAACCAACGACACAGGAGAAGCCATGAGGGACCACGAAAACATCCAGTTCACCCAAGGTCGGTCGGACGGCTCGCCCGGTCACTGGCAGTCGGTGAACCCGCAGTACACCAGAGATGACGTACCGATGCCGCCACCGCCGCGCAAGCACTCCGGGAAGGCCCTGTGGATTCTCCTGGCTGCGGGGGTGTTCACCCTCCTCCTCTGTGGGGGCCTGGTCGGAATCACCGCTCTGGCGCCTACGGCCAACGACAGGCCCATCCCTGACGCGACGGCCACACCGGATCCGGGCGTGCGACCTCCGGCGGTGGCCGTCCAGCCGACTGCCGCGCCGATCACCAAGCCGGTGCCCAAGCCGGCTCCGGCACCGGTCGTAGCGAACACCTTCGTGGAGGAGGGTGACTACACAGTTGGCGCGGACATCCCGGCTGGAACGTACAAGGTTACCCAGCCCGTATCGGGGATGTGCTACTGGGGCATCTACAAGACCGGTACGAACAAGGATTCGATCATCGCCAATGATATCGTCACCGGGGGTCGGCCGACCGTGACGCTCAAGGCGGGTCAAGACTTCTCGTCCAATGGATGCGGAACCTGGGGCAAGATCAAGTAACGACGGAGGCGAGCGGCGCGGACAGCGTCGCTCCCACCACTTTCGAGGAGGGACTGTGATGGGTGAGTCATACCGGCTTGTGATTTTGTCCAATCGACCGGAAGACCAGAATGGGATCCAGGTTCGGGTGTGTGGGGAATGCGGCTCGCTTGTGGCCGTAGGCAAAGGACACGTGCACGAGGAAGAGAGCGAGCCGGAGCAGTCGAACGATCGGCCCGTGTTGCTGAGGATCACCCAGCAGCTCAATGACGGAGTCTCACGTGAGTCCATGTGGACGCTCCGGCGCGGCGAGAAGCAGCGGGTGAACGTGGTCGCTACGGGGGTTAGCGCGGCAGGTCCATACCGGCAAGATGTCGAGGTGGAGTTGGAGATCCTGTCATGAGTGGGATTGAGCGCTTCATGGGGGTCGATGGACGACGGAAGGTCATTACCAGCGGCCGTGATGAGACGCTAGTCGAGATGGCGCGAATGCTAGGTCGCGGTGGCGCTAAGACCATCGAATGGTCGTGGTTCAGCCCGCTTACTCAAGGCGATGGGGATGACGCTCCGGCTGGAGTGCCGGTCCTCTGGGTGTGCGTGGTCGAGTGGTTCGATAACGGCCGGAAGGCTATGATGGGTCATGCGCCTGCGATGACCGCCGACCACGAGCGCGGTATGGTCGAGGCTACGGCTGATGTTCTTCGTCAATTAGGGGCCAACGTGACCATTCTCCAGCCGGTACCCGATGACCCGGGAGATCTCTCATGAGCGTCCCGTGGAGGGCTATGGCGGCACGGAATGCCGGCAATGCGACGTACAAGGTCTGGAATCCAAAGCACGACGGCTGGAAATGGGTGCCCCGGAAACAACTTCAGTACCGACCCCCGATGGCCCGTCTGGCCATGCGCAAGGTTGAGGAGGCTCGCCACGCTAACTCGGATCAGGAGCCGGGCTGATGCCACTAGCGCTGGTGCCGTATACTTGGGAGTGAAGGAGGCAATACGATGAAGGCGACGATGTTCCAGGCGGCGGTTTTCTCCATCCTCGTTGGGTTTCTGCTGATGCTCAGCCAGCTGTCGGGCTCCGTGGCGGCGAGCGAGCCGCACGAGATCCGCTGGCGTGAGGCGACCCAGGCCGAGCAACTACAATGGGAGATGAACCGCGATGCCTGCATCCGCCAGCTTCCGTCTTGCCGGTAGTCATGCCGTCGAACAGCGCGGAATACCAACGCGACTACCGCAGGCGCAATCCGGACTACCAGACCCGACAGAAAGCTCTGGAGAAGGCACGCGAGGAGGCCAGGCGCTTCATCGCGGAGAGATACCTACAGGAATACCTCCAGGTCCTCAAGGAGATCAAACTCCGGGAAGGTCTGTGACGTATCTGGTGAGCTACTTCGGGCATACGCCGGTCCGCCGTCGATGGCGATCAGGATTCATGGAGTCGGTACGGGCATGGGCGGAGCGCTCCGGATTGGACATCGAGATCGAGGAGGAATCGTGAGCCAGCCGCCAGAGGTCGAGCAGGCGTACCATGATGGCTACCGCGATGGCGGTCTACTAGGCCACAAGAATGGCATGGTTCTGGCGTACCTCGAAATGCAACAGACCGCTATGACGTATTTGCGTTCGGCATTGCCGTACACAGATACCCGGGCAGCGGAGGACATGCTGGAGCATTGCAATGGTAGGCTCCGCGCTCTGAATGACGGCACCATACCCGGTAGTCTCGCGGTAATGGTGGAGGCCAAGCTACCGGGCGAGGGACACGTCTATGTCAAGCCGACCGAACACGGTATTCCGATGCCCGAGGAGGTGAACGATGGTTCAGAGCAGGAGTCGGGGGAACGGCAACAGCCCGAAGGATGAGCAGTGGATCGAATGGATGAAGGAGAATGGCGAGCTCAAGGCCATCGATCCGGATGAAGAGGGCGTGCCCTGGCCCGCGATGTCAAAGTGGTCCGGTCTCGCAGAGGACAAAGGCAACCCGTGGCAGATACCTCCGCCCCACGCCGCTTGCGCCGGTAAGGCGTACGTGCGGGATGTGGACGGCAACTACATCATGGATTCCGATGACCCTCCTAAGAGGATCATGCGCCCGTGCTGGAACTGGCCGATGAAGGGCAGTACCGTCTGCATCAAGCATGGCGGCGGCATCGAGCGCGTACGGCGCGGAGCCATGGATCGGCTCGTGAGCGCTCTCGACGTCACGACGGGCCGACTCATCCAGCTAGCGCTCGATCCGGGGACCGAAGACAAGGTAAGACTGGGCGCTATCAACAGCATCATGGACCGCGCTGGCGTCAAGGGTGGGGTCGAGGTTGACCTCAAGGTGCCCGGATGGCAGGAAGCGCTCCGGGAGATGTTCGCTGAGAAGGGCATCACGGAAGAGTGACCCGGTAAGCTCCGTTCCATGGCGGAAACCGAGGCAGAACCGGGCGAGGCCACCACAGTTAACGGTCCCAACGTGCGGATCGAGCTTGGTGGTCTTGTCATATCTGTGGAGAATGCACCAGATCTCGATACCGGCGCACGTGTCGCGTTAGGACTGTTGCGTAAGGTCGAACCGCTAGCCAAGCGTGGCGTGGTTGGGTTCTACTCGGGCGGAGCGGCACAGACAGAGGTACGACCGCAGCCGGATCTCTCCTGGCGCGGCATGACGTGGGGAGACGGAGATGATTGAGGTCAAGCGATACGACCTACGGTTCAACCAAGGCTCGCGGTTTGAGCTACCGATCAATGTGACCGAGAGCGGCGTGACCAAGGACCTCACGAACTGGACTGCTAGGATGCAGATCCGCCAGTTCAAGGACTCCGCGACCGTGCTGGCGGATTACACGATCCTCAACGGTCGGATCACCGTCAACGGTCCGACCGGTCGAGTGACCGTGCTCGTGCCCGCCTCCGTGACCGATGGTTACGAGTGGGGTGATGGTGTGTACGACTTGGAGATTGTGGCCCCGGACGGTGATGCCATTCGCATCATGGAGGGTACCGTTTCATTCAGCAAGCAAGTGACCCGATAAGGAGTTGGCATGGCAACCGTCCTGATTCAACTGTACGGGCAAGCGATTGCCAAGGTATTCAACAAGGAAATCGACTGGGACACAGACACCATCGTCGCGACGCTCCACAACAACACCTACGTGCCCAACCGGGACACGCACGCGTATGTATCGGATCTGACCAATGAGTTGGGTACGGCTCTCGGGTACACCGTGGGCGGAAAGCCGATCACAGGCAAGACGGTCGTGGTGACGGCGGCCAACTCGTGGACACAGCAGTGGTCCGGCACTATCGCGTACAATGCGGGCGAGATCCGGCGTCCCACGGTCGCCAACGGTTTCGTGTACCGGGTGGCCGTAGCGGGTACCTCCAGCGTGACGCAGCCGACGTGGCCGACCGTGATCGGGCAGACGGTCGTAGACGGCGGAGTGACGTGGACGTGCGTGGGCCGGAATGTGGTGTCTCTCAACGGAGCCGCGATCAACTGGGCCGCTCCGTTTGACGCCGGACCGTTCCGACACCTCGTGATCAGCGACCGGACTCCTGGCACCGCCGCTACCCAACCTTTGGTCGCCATCGTGACGTATGCGGCCGACCAAACCGGAGCTAGCGGAGCTTTCGACTTCACACCGGATGCCGCCGGATACGTGGCCATTCCCGTTCCGTAGCCACACAATTCGGAAGGGGGTGGGCACATGACGGTCGCATACGCAAGTTCGGGTGCGGTCGCCTCAAGCGCTGTCGGAGCGGTCGACACGCCGGCAACGAACAACATCTCTGTGCCCTACCCGGCAAGCATCGTGGCCGGAGATGGCCTGATCTTGGCGCGAGCGGCCAAGCCTCAGACCGGTACGTTGGCATTCACCACTCCGGCCGGGTGGACGCTAGTTCACGAGATGACCGGGGGCACGCCTGTGTTCCCGCCTCTGTCGGATACCTCGGGTCACTTCAGGGCAGCCATCTATTTCAAGGAGGCGGTGGGAACAGAGGCCGGAAGCCTTGACCTGACCGGAACGATTAACGACGTCAACGTTCAGCAGGCGGTGATGTCCCGGTATACAAGGGCAGCCGGCACCACCTGGAGCGTAGCGGCCAGTAGCGGCGCGGATATCACCGCCAACCTTCCCTGGATCGTGGACGCCGCAACCGATATCGGGTTTACAAACGGAGACATGGCGCACGTCGCCACCGCATGGGGCACGGACTCGGCGCGGATATGGTCGGCGGATGCGCTTGCGGCCGCCGGTACGACGTTCGTGTTCGGTGTGGAGGCCGCAAGCGGTTTGACGGCGGTGAACGCTGACATGGCGTGCCGGTTCGTCAACTTCAACTGTACGGCCGGACCGTCTACCGCACCCGCGACCTATAGCGCCACACTTAACTCCGCTACCAACATGCTCGGCGTGTCGACCATCATGCGACTGCGGGAGGTCGCTGCTGCTGGCTCGCGAGCGGATTTCGGTAAGCCCGGAGGCACCCTCGCCGATGCGGCGCCTGCCACGAGCGCACTCGGGATCGTTGCGGATGCGGATCCGGGTGTCGCTCTGCCAGACGGCGCTTCGGCAGTGTCCTCGCGTGGTCTCGCGAGCGCATTGGTAGTGGACGGAGCGCTACCGGGTGGGGTAAGGGCTGCATCTGCCTTCGGTCTTGCGTCTACGGCCACAGGAGGGGTGTTTCCTGGTGCCACGACGGCTGACTCCAAGCTCGTGGCGAACCTCGCGGATGCCGGTAAGGCTTCCGTTGCGTTTCCGGGCGGAACACCCGCGCTCTCGGCGCTTCGCTTGCCCTTCATTTTAGGTCCTGCGGCGGTTACCGTGGACGTGGCCTCACCGAGAGTCGGCGTGGATGTGGCGCCTGTGTTGGTCCGGCTCAACGTTGCACCTCGTGTGGTGGTCGTGTAATGCCCATCATGGCTACGCCTCCGATACCGGAGCGGCTCAACCGGAAAGTGTGGGAGAAAACCACTTGGGAGCCGCACGACCTCCAGAGAGAGATCCTGCTCAGCCCGGCACGTAACAAGGTCGTGGCTCTTGGCCGGCGTGCCGGGAAGTCCCAGACCGGCGGTAAAAAGCTGGTACCGGAAGCCTTCCGGACGTGGTATGAGATGGATGAGCTCAAGCGGCGCGGACTCCGGCGTGAGTTCTGGATCGTGGGGCCGGAGTACAGCGACTCCGAAAAGGAGTTTCGTGTGGTCTGGAATGACCTCACGCGGCTAGGCTTCCCGATGGACCATCCCGGCTCCTACAACAACAGCGAGTCCGGCCAGATGCGGATATCGATGTTCAATGAACGGTTGATCATCCACGCGAAGTCGGCCAAGTACCCGAGCACCCTCGTGGGCGAGGGCTTGAGTGGTGTAATCCTTGCGGAAGCGGCTAAGCTCAAGCCTTCCGTGTGGCTCAAGTACATCCGACCTACCCTCGCAGACTTCTCCGGCTGGTCGATGTTCAACTCCACACCCGAGGGCAAGAACTGGTTCTATGACCTGTGGATGGCCGGGCAGGACGCCGAGCGAATCGACTGGCAGAGCTGGCGCGCGCCGTCGTGGGTGAACCCGCATGTGTACCCGGGTGGCGTGAACACGGATCTGTTGGAGAGTCTCATCGAGGCTCGCCGCAAAGGCAAGAGATTACTGGAGGTCACGATCCAGGAGTTACGGCGCGGAGGTCTATGGGGCCGCATCGCTCCGACCGGGATCAATGAAGAGATCTGGGAGATGTTCCTGGACATGAGCCAGGAGCTATTCAACCAGGAGGTCGCCGCTCTGTTCACGGAGTACGTGGGCAGGGTATTCAAGAATTTCGATGAAGAGCTTCATGTTACGGATCAACAGTTTGATCCGACGTGGGCCACCTATGCCTGCGCGGACTATGGGTTCACCAACCCGTTCGTGTGGCTACTCCTACAAGTCGACCCACATAACGAGCGAGTGCATGTCCTGGACGAGTATTACGAGACAAACAAAAGCACGCCAGAGGCAGCAGCTGAGATTGCTGCTCGTGGTCTTGCGCCACGAACGATCCGCCAGTTCTTCCCGGATCCTGCAGAGCCAGACAGAACCAAAGAGCTTGCAAACACCTTACGGATCAGGCCATACAACCGAGGCAGCATCGAGCTTGCCGACCGGATCGAGTGGATCAGGCGTAGCCTCAAGCCAGGTATGCCCGACGATGCTCCCATCCAGGGAGTGAAGTTGACGATCAATCGCAAGTGTACCAACCTGATCCGTGAGATGAATGATTACAAATACAAGGAAACGGTAGAGCAGGCCAGCGAGAAGGGCAGGCAGGCTCCGGAGAAGCCGTTGAGCAAGGATGATCATGCGCCAGAGGCTCTGGGCCGATTCTTCAGTGGGCACTTCGGAAAGCCTTGGAGCGACACAAAATCAGGCACGCGGCAGTCGCGTGTGAACACGAGGAGATGACGCGATGGCCACGATTAGTCCTTACAGGACGGCTCTCAAGCTTGGCCGACCCAAGCCGGAACACATCAAGAATCTTCTCGACCAGGACCGTGTGACGGCATACTGGACGTATTGGGATATCTACCGCAACGTTGAGGAAGCCTTCACTCTCGTCATGCGGAGTGATACCGGTAACGAGATTGCCCGCCGGTATGTGCCGTCCGCGCGGACAATCATCGAGGCCACCAACCGGTATCTGGCGAAGGATCTCACGATCACGCCACAGCCGCTCGTGAAAATGCCGGACGGCTCGCAGATAGCGGCGGACCCCACCGCGACCGCGCAGGTCATGAAGCTGTTGAACGACTTCATAGTTCGTGAAGAATTGCACGCGAAGTTCATGAGCATGAAGCGGTGGCTCCTCATCCGGGGAGACGCCGTGTTCCACCTCATGGCCGATGATACCAAGGTGGAGGGGCAACGGCTCCGTATCGTGGAGGTCGATCCGAGCAGCCTGTTCAAGATCGAGGATCCGGCCGACTCCGAACGGATCCTTGGCACGTACATCGTGTCTATTGTAGACAATGATGATGGTGACGCTATCGCGCAGCGGCAGGCATACTACAAGGAGGACAACGGCACGATCTCCTCCAAGCTGGAGTTTTTCGAGACCGATGGATGGGATGATCGCTTCCCGTTGGCACCGGAGGACCTCAAGCCGGTCCCTGCTCCGTCGTGGGCCGCGCAGTCCAATCTGCTGGCCGGAATTGTGTTGCCGTCGCAGATTACGACCATCCCGGTCTACCACTACCGCAATAACCGCGAGGGCAACGCGGCGTACGGCGTGTCGGAGCTACAGGGCATCGAGACCTTGATTGCGGGCATCAATCAGACCGCGACCGATGAGGACATCACCATCGGTCTACAAGGGATTGGTGTGTTCTACACCACTTCCGGCCGGCCACGCGACGCGCAGGGCAATGAGGTGGACTGGGTTATCGCTCCGGCGGTCATGATCGAGCTGGAGAGCCAGACCGACAAGATTGGCCGACTCGATGGCGCGAAGGACATCAAAGCGCTACTCGATCACTCGGGATACCTTGAGGCGAAGGCTCGCGAGACCACGGGCACGCCGGATGTGGCCGTAGGCAAGGTGGACGTGCAAGTCGCGCAGTCGGGTATCGCGCTTGCGATTCAGATGGCTCCGATCATCTCCAAGAATGAGGAGAAGGAGGTGGAGCTGAAAGGCAAGTCGGACCAGATGTTGTATGACATCGTGAACGGGTGGCTTCCGGCGTATGAAGGTGTTGACCCGAAGGGATTGCAGGTGCTCTGCACCTTCGGAGATCCGCTGCCGGTTAACCGCGCGGAGGTCCTGAAGGAGATCATCGATATGGTGACCGCGCAGCTAATCCCGATCCAGTTCGCACAGAAGTTGGTGCAGGAGAAGCTGGGTTACCAGATTCCGGCGGATGCGTTCAACCAGCTGGTGGCCGAGAGCAGCCAGATGCTCGATGCTACGGGTGCCCGGATTGACGTTGCCGCGACGGGTGGACCTCCCGCACCGGGCGATGCCCCCGCACTATGAGAGGCGGACTAGATGCCAGCTGCTATGCCGGCTCCGGGCGAATGGCCAAAAGCCTATGCACGGGTACAACAGATTACGGATCGCGAGATCCTACGCATGTTGGCGCGAGCCACGACCGACGTACGGCGTATGCTCGGTGCCATCGCGGCACGCGAGGCACAAGGCATCGGCTTGCGCGTCCGGGAGGAGCAGCTGCGGCTCATCCAGCGGAATCTCCTCCGCGAGCAGGCGGCCATCTTCAACAGGCTCGGGGACGTGGTCCGTGCTCGGCGCCTTGAGGCAGCCGCTAGGGCCATCCAACTGGGGAACGCAGTCGACGCTGCGCTGTTTGAGCGCATCGGCGCTACGGGCCAAGCTAGCGCACTTAGACAGGCTGCTCTGGGAGGCGTGGACCATACCGTGGAGGTCGCACTCACTCGGATGGGCCAGAGCGAGGTACCGCTAGCGCAGAGGATCTACCGCACCCGGGTGTGGATGGATGGTCGCGTACAGAACATGATCAACTCCGCGCTCTCCCGAGGTCTCTCGGCCCGTGAGTTCGCCAAGGAGGCCATAGATTGGTTTCGTCCGGACACTCCGGGCGGCGTGCGGTACG